CAAAAGTTCGCAAAAAACCAGATTAAAATTCAGGATTGAACAATATGGCAGCCAGAGGGGCTAAGCCGAAGGCGGCTCATTTGCGGCTGATTGACGGCACGCATCGTAACACACGCCATGGCGGGCAGGAAGCGGCTAGAGAAGCCGTAGAAGACGCTGTGAGAAAATTCGGGCCACTGGATAAGCCAAAAAACATCAAAGGCGAAGCGCTCGCGGCTTGGAAGAAATATATCGAGCCAGCATCCTGGCTGGACGGATCGAAGGAACCGGCGGCGATCGCCTTCTGCGAGCTGTGGCAGGAGTTCCGTTTCGCACCGACAAGTTTCCCAGCCTCCAAGCATGGGCAGATGCGTGCATATATGAGCGAGCTTGGACTGACAGACGAACGTAATAGGCTGGCGGCTGAAGATAAGTCGAAGGATGACGACGGCTTCGCCTGATCGAGCCACAGCCTATGCAAAAGCGGTGGTGGAAGGGGAGATAGTAGCCGGCCCGCACGTTCGGAACGCTTGCCGGCGTCATCTAGACGATCTGAAGCGCGACGACATCAAGTTCGATGCGGCCGAAGCAACGCGCATCATTGAAAAATTCTTTGAGAGCAAACTCAAACTCAGCGAAGGGCAGTTCGACGGCAAGCCCTTTGTCATTGATCCCGCGCAAGCGTTCATCGTTGGGTCCATCTTCGGTTGGAAGAGGCTCGATGAGACGAGACGGTTCCGTCGAGCCTACGTCGAGCAGGGGAAAGGTAACGGTAAGTCACCGCTCGCTGGTGGCATAGGCTTATGCGGTTTGCTCTACGATAACGAGGCCGGAGCCCAGATATATTCCGCTGGAGCGAGGAAGGAACAGGCAGACATCCTTTTCCGCGATGCGGTCAAGATGGTGAACAAGTCGCCGGAGCTTGACGAACGCATCAAGCGCAGCGGTGCGGAAGGCAAGGAATTTAACCTAGCCTACCTCAAAAATGGGTCGTTCTTCCGGCCGGTTTCACGGGAAACGAAGAGGACAGGTTCAGGTCCGCGACCGCATTTCGCTCTTGTCGACGAGCTGCATGAGCATCCCGACGCCGGCATCATCGAAATGCTCGAGCGTGGCTTCAAGTTTAGACGCCAGCCGCTCCTGTTCATGATCACCAACAGTGGGAGCGATCGAACGTCAGTTTGCTGGACTGAGCACGAACATGCAATCAGGGTTGCGGCCGGAAATCGTGACGCCAAGGATGAAGACGCTCACTACCTTGGCGAGATCATAGACGACACGACCTTTAGCTATGTATGCGCGCTCGATGTCGGCGACGACCCGCTTGAAGACCCCAGTTGCTGGATCAAGGCAAACCCGCTTCTCGGGGTGACAATTACCGAGGAATATCTCGCCGGTGTCGTGAAGCAGGCGAAGGACATTCCTTCGAAGCTGAACAACATCCTGAGGTTACATTTTTGCGTCTGGACAGACGCTGAAACAGCATGGATGACGCGCAAGGCGCTAGAGCCTTGCCTCTTCGAGTTCGATAAGGATCAATACCGCGGCAAGGCGATATGGATGGGCTGCGACCTTTCGCAGAACAAGGACATCACCGCGCTCGCCTGCGTGGTCAGGACCGGCGAGATCGAGGTCGAGGCCATCCGGGAAGGAAAGGTTCAGACCGTCGTCAAGCCGACGTTCGATGCATGGGTTGAAGCCTGGACACCGGGCGACACGATCGCATCCCGCGAATTGAAGGATAGGCAGCCCTACCAGGAGTGGGTGAAAAAGGGCTTTCTCAATGCGCCGAAGGGATCGAGCATTCGCTACGATCACGTCGCGCAAGCCGTCGCTGAGTACGTCCACGACTTTACGGTCAAGTGCTTGGCCTACGATCGGTACGCCTTCCGGCGCGGCTTTGAACCGGAATGCGAAAAACTCGGCATCGCGGTCGAGTTCGTCGAGCATCCGCAGGGCGGCACAAAGAAGGGCGAACCAAACCAGGCGATGGTTGATGCCGCGAAGGCAGCAAATCGCAAGCCTGAAGGGCTTTGGATGCCGGGATCAGTTCGCATGCTGGAAGATGCGATCAGCGAAGGCCGAATCCGTCTTCTGAGAAACCCGGTGCTGATCTCCGCGATGATGTCGGCCGTCACTGATGAGGATCGGTGGGGCAACTACTGGCTCGCCAAGGAGCGAGCAACCAACAAGATAGACTGTGCTGTGGCCCTCTGCATGGCTGTCGGTGCGGCGCATGCCTACGAAGGCGCCCCGACCAAGAAGTTTCAGATGCTGTTCGTCGGCTAGACGAGGAAATCACCATGAACCGAGCCTATTCAGTGCTCGACGTCAAAAGCGTCGATGAAGAACGCCGCATGGTCGAAGGTTGGGCCACTACGCCTAAGCTCGACCGGCAAGGCGATATCGTGGACTGGGAAGGCCTGACCTTCGGAAGTGACGTCAAGTTGCTTCTCTACCACGACAGCACATTGCCAGTTGGGAATGTGCGGTTCGGCACTCCTACAAAGAAGGGCCTCCCGTTCACGGCCTTCATCCCAAAGGTGATTGAACCGGGGCGTGTGAAAGATCGCGTCGATGAAGCATGGCATTCGGTAAAATATGATCTCATCGCTGCCGTCTCCATTGGATTCAGGATTTTGGACGACGCCATCGAGCGGATCGAGACAGGCTACAAGTTCCTCAAAACAGAAATTTTGGAACTCAGTCTGGTTCCTGTGCCGGCGAATGACCAGGCTGTCATTACAAGTTTCAAATCGATGGATAGCGCCACAATCGAGCGCATCAAACAGATCCAAGCGGAAGTCGCAGCACAGGGCGGGATGCCCTTGATTGCCGACTCCGATACCGCAATTCAGACCGAAGCGCCAGCCGCGACAGGCAAGACAGCGCGCGTCGTCAAGCTGAATGACCCAGCCCGCGACAGGGCAAAGCCGTTCGTGATCCGCAAGGTTCGCCCCGGCTAGGTCCAATTCAAACCCGCCCTTGGACAAGGCGTCCTGGCCCGTCGTGACGACGCGCCCATCCCTTAGAAGGAAGTCCCAAATGGCTACTTATGCCGAACAGATCTCGGCGTATGAGGCTCGTCGCGCCTCGAACGTCGCAGCAATGAATTCCCTCCAGAAGCAGTTCGATGAAAAGGGTGAAACCTTCGACGCGGCTGCTGACGAGGAATTCAAAACCCTCAAGGAAGAAATCGAGTCGATCGATAAGCAGATCGCACGCTATCGCGATCTGGAAAAGATCAACCTCGATAGTCTCAAGGAAGTCAAAGGCAACGACGACCTGAACGCAAACCGTTCGCGTCAGACCGGCCCTGTCATCAAGGTTCTGGGCAATGCCGCCCCCAAGGGCACCGGCTTCGTCCGCCTGCTCTCCGCTCGCTTCATGGCCAAGGAAGACGGCGTGTCGCCGTATGACATCGCCATCTCGCGCGGCTGGGGCGCCGAACTCGCCGAGGTCTTGAAGACCCCGAAGCACGTCATCAAGGCAGCCGTCTCCGCCGCATCCACCACGGATTCGACTTGGGCCGGCCCGCTGGTGACCTACAACAACCTCCAGACCGAATTTCTGGACCTGCTTCGCCCGAAGACCCTCATCGGTCGCATTCCTGGCCTTCGCGCTGTCCCCTTCAACGTGAAGATCCCGCGTGAGACCGGCGAGACGACCGGCTATTGGGTTGGCCAGGGCTCGCCCAAGCCCGTGTCGAAGGGAGCGCTCGACACCGTGACGCTCGACTTCAACAAGATCGCCGGCATCACGTTCCTGACCCAGGAACTGCTCCGGTTCTCTCAGCCGAGCGCCGAACAGCTGATGATCAACTCGCTCACCAAGGCGATCATCAAGCTGATGGACAACGATTTCCTCGATCCGTCGAAGGCGGTCGTGACGGGTGTTTCCCCGGCGTCCATCACCAACGGTGTTTCGGCAATCACCGCCAGCGGAACGACGGCCGACGCTTTCCGTGCCGACTTCGCCGATCTTCTGGCGGCTTACACGATGTCGAACTACACCCTTGACGATCTGGTCATCGTCATGAGCCAGACCCAGGCGCTGCGCCTTGGCCTGCTCCGCAATGACTTCGGCGGCAAAGAGTTCCCGGACATCAACAAGGACGGCGGCTTCATCGAAGGCGTCCCGGTTGTGACTTCGGAGAACATCGCGGCCAACGGCGGTTCCCCGGCCGACGGTCGTATCATCGTCGCGATGGCTGCGAACAGCATCCTGATCGCCGATGACGGCGGTGTCGAGGTCGACGTGTCCACGGAAGCTTCGATCCAGACTGACGATGCGCCGGACTCTCCGGTCACCGCTTCGACGCAGTATGTGTCGCTGTGGCAGAACAACCTCGTCGGCATCCGCTGCGAGCGTTTCGTCACCTGGGTCAAGGCGCGTTCTGGCGCTGTCCAGTACATCAGCGGCGCCAACTACGGCTGACAATAACAACCGCCGAGCTGCATCCGTGGCCCGGCGGTTTCCTTTATGAGGTCCCCCATGAAGATGATCGCGATGAAGACGGTCTATGACCGCGCTGCACGCAAGGAATATCGCCCGGGCGTCGAGTTCGAGGTTTCGGACGATAATGAGGCAAACCGGCTCGAGCGGACGCGGAAAGCCAAGCGCGCGCCCGTGAAGCCCGCTCATGTCGATCTCCCCAAGGCGATGAAGGAAGAGGAACATGCTGCCCCAAAAAAGAGCGGCGGGCGCGGCCGTTACCAGCGCCGCGATATGGTAGCGACGGATGGCCCGACTGGCGAGGAGATACCGTTGCCATCATTGCCAGCGGACCCTCAACCAAGCGAGGAAACCTCGGACTCCTCAGAGGAAGAGTCCGCGTCTTAGCGATCAAGGAGAATGTCGATCTCTGCCCATGGGCCGATATGGTCTATGGCTGCGACGCGGCGTGGTGGCGGCACCGCAAGGGGCTTCCTGAATTCAAGGAACTGAAGGCCTGTTACAGTGGGAATGGCCTCGAGGGTTTCCCGGAAATCCACCGCGTTGAGATCGATAAGAGACAGGATCGGCTTCTGCTAGAGAAGACCGGAAAGGTTGGTTCGGGCGGGAATAGCGGATTCCAGGCTCTCAACCTTGCCGTTCAATTCGGCGCCAAGCGCGTTCTCCTCGTCGGCTATGACATGCATATCGGCGGCGGGTTGCACTGGTATGGCCCGAACAAGTGGCAAGACGCCAATAATCCGAATGAGAGCATTTTCAAGCGTTGGATCGATGCCTTTCATGGCGCCGCTTCGCCTCTCAAAAGTATGGGCATCGAGATGATCAACTGTTCGATGTCATCGGCCATCCAGTGCTTTCCGAAAAAGTCCATAGAGGACGCCCTTTGAAACAATCGATCTGGATCGGGTTCGATCCCCGGGAAGCGGATGCTTTTGCAGTGGCGAGGCATTCGATCAGGCGCCATCTGATAACACCCATTCCGGTTCGTGGGTTGGTGTTGACCAATCTCCGAACAGGAGGCCTCTACAATCGGCCTACAAGCCGTAGGGACGGGCGTTTATGGGACGAAATATCCGAAGCCCCGATGGCTACGGAATTTGCCTGCAGCCGCTTCTTGGTGCCGAGGTTGGCGCAATCTGGTTGGGCGCTGTTCATGGACTGCGATATGCTGGTCCGCACGGACCTTCTGAAGCTTTTCAACCAGGCAGATCCCGACAAGGCCGTGATGGTGGTGAAGCACAACCACCAGCCGCCTGAAGGCATCAAGATGGATGGCCAGGCGCAGACACGGTATGCGCGTAAGAACTGGTCTAGCGTCATCCTATGGAATGTCGAGCACCCGGCCAACGCGGCGCTGACGATGGAATTGGTCAACACGGTTCCAGGCCGTGACCTTCATCGGTTTTGCTGGCTCGAGGACGACTTGATCGGTGAGCTGCACCCGAAATGGAATTGGCTTGTCGGCCACTCTGACCCGGAGGTTGATCCGGCCATTGTACACTTCACCGATGGTATCCCGACAATGCACGGCTACGAAGACTGTGAATACGCTGACGAGTGGAGGGCAGAGCTAGAGCGGTGGGCTGCCTGAATGGGACTTGGCGATCAACTAATGGCCTCAGGCATGGCGCGGGGCGCTCATGCCCGTGGCAAAAAAATAGCATTTGGCGACGGTCTTAGAATCCGCTGGGATCACAATTCCCATGAGATTTTCAAATGGAATCCGAATATCGCGGCGCCGGGTCGCGAGCTGGATTCCTGTATCGAATGGATCCCCTATTACAAGGGTCATCGTATCTATAATCGGCAAGAAGGCGACCGCTGGGCCTGGAACCTGGATTTCCACGCCACGCCGGGCGAGGTGTTCCTTGACGATATCGAGCGCAAGAATGGCACTCGATATGGCAGCGGCTTCATCCTCATGGAGCCGCATATTGAAAGCTGGAAATCAGTCGCGCCCAATAAGGATTGGGGTGCGCAAAAATACCAACAGGTTGCCGATCGCCTCATCTCGTTGGGGCATAAAGTCGTGCAATTCAAATACCCGAAGAGTGGCCCGCTGCTGAATGGCGCGCATCCGGCTTCGACATCTTCATTTCGTGATGCGATCGCCATTCTGGCGAATGCCGCCCTTTACATTGGCCCGGAGGGCGGGCTGCACCATGCGGCGGCGGCAGTTAGCATCCCCGCCGTGGTATTGTTCGGTGGTTTCATCCCGCCTTCCGTAACTGGTTATGTAACACACGCAAATCTGACGGGCGGCGCTGAGGCTTGTGGGTCTCTCAGGCCATGCGAGCACTGCCGGCAGGCGATGCAGCGGATCACCGTCGAAGAAGTCGTCGAAGAAGCTCTGGAAAGGCTCTGAATGGTCGATAAGTTCCAACCAGCTGGCGCAACCTACACGCTTCAGCGCCGCGTCGCTGGCTATCACGATATCCGCATGGATGGAATGGTCGATCTAGTCATGAGGGCCAAAGGAAAATCGGTCTTCGATATCGGATGCAATCGTGGACTTGTCGGCTTTGAATTCGCTAACAACGGCGCCTCCATCGTTCATGGTTGCGATATCTATGAGGAAGGCATCAAGACGGCGCGGGAGGTCTTCGCCGATCTCCGTTCGACGCAAAGCCGTTTCGAGGTCGTGGATCTGACCACGGGCCCGCGCTCACTTGGCGTTTTCGGCCTTGGCAAGTACGACATCACGCTTTGCCTCGCGACCTATCACAAGCTCAAGCGCATTATGCCGACGTCCGAACTGACGGCGCTGATGCAGCATTTCGGGCGCTGGACGAAGGAATATTTCGCCTGGAGAGGCACATCCGACAAGCCGAAGGAGAACGACGAGGAAATTGCCAGCCTCGATCGTGATCTGCTCCCGGTCGGGCTGGTGCGGGTCCACACGTCCTACCTTTCAACGGAACTTGGAGTAGCAGCTATATGGGCGCGCCGATGACAATGTTGCAGGTCGACGCCGAGATTGATGGCCTCGCCGAGATTTTCGCGCGCGAAGGCGTCACATCGTTCCTGGAAATCGGCTCGAAGTTCGGTGGGTCACTGGCGCGCATAGCCACCCGTCTTCCAGCGGGCTCCCGTATCGTCTCGGTTGATCTACCGCGCGGTACCAAGGCTTGGCCCCAAAGCGAGGCCGAGCTGAGAGCACTCATCAGCAAACTTAGGCTGCAGGGGTTTGACGCGCATCTAATCTGGGGCGATAGCACCTCAGCAACTATCGTCGATCGGGTTCGGAAGCTTGGCCCATTCGATGCCATCTTTATCGACGCCAATCATACGCGGCCCTATGTCGAACAGGATTGGGCGAATTACGGCCCCATGGGTCGCATCGTCGCCTTCCATGATATTGGCTGGCGACGCGGACCGGATTGGGAAGGTTGCCGCATTGACGTGCCCGAATTCTGGAACGGGATTAAGTCAGGCTATCGGCACGAGGAACTGAAATTCTGCCCGACCGATAAGAACAACGGGATCGGCGTCCTGTGGCGCTCATAATTTCCACGTGGTCGTGGGGAACGAAATACAGTCCCGAGTATGTTGCTAAGCTTGCATCTGCGGTAAAGCGCAAACTGAAGCAGCCACATCGGTTCGCGGTGTTCTTCCCGCAGGAGGAAGATACCCATCTGACAGAAATTCCCGGTTGCTTTGCGCGGCTGCGAACATTCGATCCCGAGTGGCAGGCAGCTAACGGAATCGAGCCTGGCGATAAAATCGTCTGCATGGACCTGGATCTGATCGTCACCGGGCCACTTGATGAGCTGTTCGATAGGGAGGAGCCCTTCACCATTCTTCAGGGTGTCAACACTTCGAACCCGTGTCCGTTCAACGGCTCGCTGTGGATGTTAAAGGCCGGCTACCGGCCGGATGTCTGGTATGAATTCTCGCCGGAACTCGCAGAGAAGGTACCTTACTATGAGTTCCCGGACGATCAGGCATGGCTAGCTGATATGATTCCTGACGCCGGCAAATTTGGCCCCGAGGATGGCGTCTACGCATTCCAGAAGAAAGGCTGGCCGAGGGGCGAATTGCTGCCGAGAAATGCCAAGGTGGTTTGCTTCCCAGGCTGGCGTGATCCTTCTCAATATGTGCGGCTCGATTGGGTCAAGCAGCACTGGCGTTCATGATCGACCCTAAAACCGTCGCCTTCTTCGTCCCGAGCGAACTGAAGGCATTCAAGCTTAAGCTTTTCAATCGCATCGGCGAGACCATCGAAAGGGCGGGCGGCCGGGTTGTTCGTGGCGATTGGCAAGCATTGGACAAACTGCCGACCGATATCATTCCGGTGGTGGGGTGTTCGCCCTATCTAAGGCTGTTGATAGCCAAATGGCGAGAGACTGGCCGCAAATGGATTTATTGGGACAGAGGCTATGCGCGACGCGTGTTCGCGACCGATCTGCCGACAGGAGAAAACGGCGGGTTCTATCGCTGGCATGTCGGATCGTTCCAGATGCAGGCCATTCGCGATGTACCCAGCGACCGTTGGAAAACGCTGAAAACTGATCTCTGGCCATGGCAGCGTACCGGCCGCCATATCGTTGTCGCCGAGCCGTCCGAAACCTACGAACGCTTCCACGGCATCGAAGGATGGACGATGCGCACGGTCAGGCGGCTGAATGAACTGACCGACCGGCCGCTCATCATCCGCAATAAGGAAATGCAGCGCTTCGGCCGGAAACTGCATGAGGATTTGAAAGGCGCCCATTGTCTGGTGACGCACGGTTCAAATGCAGCCGTCGAGTCCGTCATCATGGGTTGTCCCGTCTTCGTGCATCAAGACAGCGCCGCAAGCCTTGTGGGGCGGTGCGACCTAGCTCGGATCGAAGAGCCGATCTATCCCGACCGGCAACCTTGGCTGAATTCGCTCGCATACAGCCAATTCGATGAGCGCGAGCTGGTCAATGGTGAGCTTTGGAGAATGCTGAATTGAACATGGTCATCGCCTGGATCGTGCTTCTCGTCATTGCTTCGGCCAGCTTCATCATCGTTGGGATAAACATGATCGCCGGTCTGGCATGGGCCTATATCGCGCTTGGGATCATGCTTTTTGGCGTAGCCGTTTTCCTCCGCTCTGGGTTGAAGCCGAATGTCTGAACTGACGCTCTTCTCAGCGCTATCGTCGGCCATCGTGCCGAGAGCGAAGGCGGCGCCTCCGAGCGCTACCGCTGTCGCCGAAAATCGTGGCGGTTGGTATAACCTCATCAGGGAGAGTTTTGCCGGCGCGTGGCAACAGAACATCACGATCGATTATAATTCGGTCCTGTCCTACAATGCCGTCTATGCCTGCATCACGCTGATCGCATCGGATATCTCAAAGCTCTGCGTGGAGCTTGTTCAGGAGGATGCGGACGGCATTTGGACCGAGGTAGATAGCCCGGCATACTCGCCAGTCCTTCGCAAGCCTAATCGCTACCAGAACCGCATCCAGTTCTGGGAGACGTACATCCTATCCAAGCTGATGCGCGGCAATGTCTACGTCCTGAAGCAGCGCGACAACAGACAGGTGGTGACGGCACTTTATGTGCTCGACCCCAACCGCGTAAAAGTGCTCGTCGCCGATGACGGGTCAGCCTGGTATCAACTCAGCAGCGACAACTTGGCGGCGTTGAACGAGCCTGTCACGGTTCCTGCCAGTGAGATCATCCACGATCGTTTCAATTGTCTGTTTCATCCGCTCGTCGGTACGTCACCAATCTTCGCGGCCGGTGTCGCTGCGACCCAGGGCCTCGCAATCCAGAACAATTCGGCGACGTTCTTTGGGAACAAGTCGCAGCCCGGCGGCGTGCTTACTGCACCGGGTTCGATTTCGGATGAAACTGCCGCTCGCCTCAAGGAAGCGTGGGAGACGAAATTTTCTGGCGAGAATGCCGGCAAGGTGGCGGTGCTTGGTGACGGGCTCACCTATGAGCGTATGTCGCTGACCGCTGAAGAATCGCAGCTCATTGATCAGTTGAAATGGACAGCCGAAGTCGTTTGTTCGGTCTTCCATGTGCCGCCCTACAAGATCGGGCTGGGCACGATGCCGACTTATAACAACATCCAAAGCCTGAACGTCGAGTATTACAGCCAGTGCCTACAAAGCCTTATCGAGGCGGCAGAGCTTTGCATGGACGAGGGCTTAGGAATCGGCGAGGGCGTTGTCGTAAACGGCAAAACCTATGGGGTGGAGTTTGATATCGACAATCTCCTCCGCATGGATTCCGTCACTCAGATGCAGGTGCTGAAGGATAGCGCTGGTATCCTGGAAATCGATGAGATGCGCGCCAAGATCGGTGTGAAGAAGACCAAGGGCGGCAACGCGGTCTATCTCCAGCAGCAGAATTATAGCCTTGAGGCATTGGCCAAGCGCGACGCGCAGCCCGATCCATTCACCATCGCAAAGCCGACATCGGTTCCAATGGAGCCGCCGGCAGCACAGGCGCAAGACCCGCAGGCTGCGGCGAATGACAATGCCGCCAAGGCGGCAGCGGTATGGAAGGGCCTCGATGATCTTCGTCGCCAAAGGAAAGGAAAACGCTGATGGATGCCGCAGCCTTTGGCGCCGATGTGGTGGCGGCCGTCCGCAGTTTTCTGGAGCAGGAAATCGACCCGTTGCACGCGCGCATTGCGGAATTGGAAAAGCACTTAGCCGAAATTCCTGTACCGAAGGACGGTAAGGATGGTGCAGATGGTAGGTCCATTACGCTCGAAGATGTCGCTCCTCTGATCTTGTCCGAAGTCGAGAAAGCCGTCGCCGCTATTCCGCCGGCGAAAGACGGTCAGAATGGCAAAGACGCTGACCCGGAACTGATCAAGACAATGATAGCCGACGCTATGGCCGCGCTGCCGCCCGCAGAGGGGGGCAAGGACGCCGATCCCGAGTTGGTGGCCTCTTTGGTCAGGGAAGAAGCCGAACGCATTCTGGCGGCCTGGGAGCAGCCAAAGAATGGCGTTGACGGCAAAGATGGTGCTCCTGGCGCTGACGGCAAGGACGGAGCGCCTGGGAAAGATGGGCTCGACGGCAAGGACGGCCGCAACGGTCTCGACGCCGTGAAGTTCTTCCGCGACGACAAGGGCCATCTCATCGTCGTGAAGAGCGACGGCAGCACTGATGACCTTGGCGAGTATGTCGGCAAGGATGGAGCGCCGGGCAAAGATGGCGTCGATGGCGTAGGCTTCGATGACATGTCCTGCGAGGTTCGCGACGATGGCGTTTATCTCGTCTGGGAGAAGGGCGATGTCATTAAGGAGGCGCGCCTACCTGTGCCGGTCTATCGCGGGGTCTTCAAGGAAGGCACAGCCTATCTGGCCGGCGATAATGTATCGTTCGGCGGCTCCGTTTTCATTGCCGAGCGTGCCACATCGGCCAAGCCGGAGACGCCCGATAGTGGATGGCGGTTGTCTGTAAAGCGCGGCCGTGATGGCAAGGACGCGGTTCCCGTAAAGCCCAAGAAGGTCGCGTAATCCATGTTCATGCTCGTGACCGTCGGTCAGGTCAGAACGGCTCTGAGGCTGGACAGTGGCGAGAGCGAT